GAAAGGTAACCCTGTTCTTGGCCTGTCATTCCTGACGGCTGAGCAGAATTCCCTCCTCCAAGTTAAACGGAATGATGAGCGCGCTCTTGCTGGTGATTATGAGTGTTATGACGTAACGTTTCGCCCTGTTTTACAGCGAAACGGTCAACTCATGGGATCCATCATGTCTTTTATAATTCTTTGTCTTGCTAATGCTGGCATCTGGGCGAGATTCTTAGATGAATCCAGGCCCAATACTCCTCCGACATTCGAGGAGTTTATAAACTATGTCCGCATTAATGGTGATGACCTCCTTGGCATCATCCGCCGTGATCACTTTGACCTTTACTCCAAGATTGCAGCAAGGTATGGGCTTACCCTTTCGATTGGGAAGACCTATATCCACGACACTTACTGCAACATCAACTCCACCGCCTACCACTACAATCTCAAGAATCAGGTCAAGTACCTGTCGGAGGTTGAGTCAATAGCTGGGGTTGATGTCCGCCAAGTAGTCTTTACTGCCGGCATCCATCGGGGTACCCTCCACTCTCCTTCCATTCCTATTGAAGTTACCACCTTTAACAGTGGTCTCTACATTGAGAATCATAAGGTAATGAGCCGTGTCGGTGCCGAAGATGATGGTCCTGAAATCAAAGGAGATTTCCTTCCAGGTCAGTTTCTCGAGATCAAGGACCCCAGAAAATGGTTTCACTACAATGATATCCCTAAGGCAGCTTATAATCTTATGCTTCGGAAGAAGCGTAAAGGTATAAAGTTCCCTTCCGAGAATCATCGTCCCCTCTTTGCCATTGCAAACAAGATTCTTGATGGCGTGCCACCAAGTTTCGAGGTTCTAGGTGAGAAGGAGGAATCATTTAAATACTTAGTCGCCGCCGACTTAAGTAAGAGGATCCATGATTACGGCGAAGACATCTTCTTCTATTTTCTTAAGAGAAAATGGAGAATTGGACGCAGAAATCACTTCCTGCCTATATCCGCAGGAGGTCTCGGGATTAATCCCCCAGAAGGTTATAGATTCCGGATAAACAAGTGTCAGCGTACCCTGTACAGCTACCTCCGTAGTCGCACTGAGAGGTTCACTACTCAGTTACCCCTTCCTGGGAAGGTGCGAGGGACCCTTCACGATAAGGTGAAGCATCCTTTTGCAGACTCCGTGTCTTCCGAAGAACCAGTCAACGCGGTGTATGATCTTACCGATCACGATCACCACGCTGCACCCGGCCCCCTTCTTCCCTATGACATAGATTATGTTAAAGTGACCCTCCCACATGAGGAATCAATAGACTTTAAATGTTACCTTAGGACTCCCTGGGATGATCTCCCTTGGGATGGTGACATTTTCTAATCTTAGTACCAATGGCGTCTAGATTGGCGCAAGAAAAGGCTGACATGTTCTTAATAGTGGCCTCTGAAAAGCAAACGACTGCACCTTGCGGGCAATCCCATGCGATCTAGATGGACAGTCTCCTACGGGGCCTGCCCCGATGACTACTAAGAAATCAAACAATTCCCGCAAGCCTACTCGTCCCAAGACAGCGAGTAAGCCCAAGAAAACTATGTCGAATAGCCCTTTTTCCGTGGGCCCCTTGGAGCACGTCTCCCCCTCCGCTACCCCTGCAGGCATCTATGAATCAATGCGTAGATCCCAGAAGTCTGAGATAATTTCTGACATGGAACCCATCCATGAGAACCTGACCCACACGACATTCTTTAAACATGTCTTTAATGTGAATCCTGGTAACTCTGGGTTGTTCCCACGCCTCAGTAAACGTGCTATGACTTACGAGTCGTACCGTTTCAAGAAATTAGTTCTCCACTACCTGCCCGCTACCGCCACTTCAGTTGTTGGGGCTTTGGGCGCCCAGTTCTATACCAATATGATCCGTCTCATGCCTAGTTCTCTTAACGAGTTCCTGCAAAGCGACAGATCCGCTACTGGTTCGATTTGGTCCCCAATTCGCCTTGATCTGAAAGCAGACAACAAGTTCCGTTTCATCCTAGATGATTTAACTGTCCCAGCTGATCGTGATGATCGGCTAGACAATTGTGGAAAGTTGCTCCTTGCTGCTGGCGGCTCCACCATAGTCGGACATAGTTCTGGCTTTTGGTGGCTTGAGTATGTAGTTGAGCTCAAAGACCCTGCAGCACTCGACTTTGCCTCCCCTCTTGATGAGTTCGGTATTGATAACTTATCAATCACCCTTCCAACAGTGGTCACAAGCCGTGACGACTACTTGTTTGGGTCTACTATAAGTAATACAACATCTTATGGTAACCTTGAACTCAGCCCTGGGACTCTGGCAACTGGTGACCAACTTATTGCCCTCCAACCTGCAGAGGGGACCATGTATGTTCGCATCAACGGTACAGGTTTCGACCTGGCCTATGACAGCATTGAAATCATGAATCCCGACACCGGTTCAGCCACTACCGCTGCCATCACAACTGACGCGTGGACAACCACGGCCATCAGTAACTTTGTGAATGCGACCGGTACAGTAATTATGGCTGAGGTCTCTGCAAAGATCCTTCCTCTACTTGAAGCTGCCGCCCATTTTGGTATTAAATTCCTCCTTCGCCGTGCGACATCCAGTCTTGCTCAGGTCATCAACAAGCCCTGGAACCTTCGGTTCCTGCCTAATGATGTCTTGAGTATAACCTGGCCTGTCGGCGACGCAAACCTCTTCGGTTCTCCCATTCCAATGGTGAGAAACTTTGAGGGGAATTATGTCCCAAGGCTCCGAGCACCTCTCAAGTACCGGTCTGTAAAAAGGGATCAAGCAATAATTAAACTAAAGCTACTCTCCCCCAGACCCTCCTTGCCTCCCACGGAAACTG